TAATCGGAACAGACTTGGGTTCATAACCACGTTGAATAAAAGCCGATATGGGTAAACGATAAAAGATTGCACCGTTTTCCATGATGGCATGGAATAAGATTGGTTTTCCAGTGATTGCGGCAATAGCGAAAACAATGCAGTCTTCAACTTCGCCATGATGTTTTTTAAGGTCATATAAATACTCCTTTTTTATTTGCGCGTATTGTACAGGAATATTAGCATTTAAGTAAGACATATTTTATCATTTTATTTGACCCCAATTAGGACCAGACTCATAATCAACTTTGTTAGGTACTTCTAAATTAACAGCATTCTCCATAATCTCAACAATTTTATTTGCGTGTTCCGGAGACTCAACAGATATATCAAGTTCATCATGCACTTGTATATGTGGTATAATACCTTCCTTATATAATTCTATCATTGCTTTTTTTGTCATGTCAGCTGCTGATCCTTGTATTAATTTGTTTAATGCTTTGTAAGTAAATGCACGTTTGATCCCTGGTCCGTGTTCCCGTAGCGCTGCATCGTGCGGCAAGGACTTATGTATTCCAAACTGATTAGGTTCCCACAAATGAAACCTACATAATCGTCCAAGTAAAGTTCTAATTTTACCTGAGTCTTGCGCTCTACTCATTACATTGTCCATCAACTGTTTAACAAAAGGTACTTTGTTATGGTACTGTCTAAACAATGAGTCCGACTTATCTTTAGATATTCCTAACTCTGCTTGTAATTTATTTTTACCCATACCATAAAATAAACCAAGATTTATTGTCTTAGCCTGTGATCTAGGTATGTCTGCCATATCAGCAACAATTGTATGAAAATCTGCATCACCTTCATGGTAAGCGTCTAATACCTCTCCTACTCCATATAAATTTTGTAAAGCTGCATAATGCACTACCAACCTAGGTTCTTGTTGAGAATAGTCAAAACAACCCCATGTATGGCCTTTCTCAGGTATAAATAACGCCCTGATCCGTGGTCCAAGATCTTTGTTTCTTGCAGGAATTTGCTGTAAATTAGGGTTTGAGTATGAAAATCTACCGGTTACAGTACCTCCATTATCGGACCTAAGTTGGTTAATATCCGCATGAATTCTACCTTTATGTGAGTGTTTTAATATGGTATCAATAAACGTAGTATGAGCCTTATTAATTTCTCTAGCCTGAGCAATCTTATTTACCAATGGATGCGGATGATTTTGCAAAAAGTTTTTAGTAAAGGAGGGTGCCTGTGTTTTTTCAGTTCTATCGTAGTTTAATTTTAATTTATCAAAAACTTGAGCAATGGATCTTGCGGCCCATATTTGAGTGTCTATTCCTGTTTCTTTTTTTACTATTTGGAGTAACTTACCTTCTTGTAATGCTAATTCTTGCTTCAGTGTATGAGCTGCTTGAACGTCTACGCATACTCCCTTAAATTTCATATCAACTAAACAAGGAAACAATTCTGTTTCCATATCCATAATAGAGTTTATATCTTGGTGATTTATTTCTTTTTTAAGTTCTTGCCACAAAGCTAATGTAATCTCTGCATCTTTTTCTGCATATGCACCTACGTAAATGGCAGGTAGTTTATACATTTCTGCCTTAGCGTCAATACCCCAATCCTTTGCTGCTTGATATAAATCTGTTTCATTTTTACCTTTACCAGTGTATCTTTTAGCACAGTTGTTTAAGTCGTAACGCATTTGATTTTCATCAACCAAGGCCGATGCAATCATCGTGTCTATTATTTTACCGTTGATACTTAAACCTAGGGCCCTAATCCAACACACGTCATACATGGCGTTATGAAATATTTTATCTGCGGGTGTATCTAATACACCTTGAAACCATTTTAAAACTTTTTTACGATCCATATTACCACCACCTTCGTGAGCAATAGGATAATAGCCAGACCAACCAGATACAGCTACAGCTATGCCGGTTACACCCCCTTTACCTACTACAGAACCAGAACCCATTTTAATTAAATCTGGGTCTTTTGTTTCTAAGTCAATTGCTATCTCATCATACTTTGATAAGTCTGGAAAGCTTTCCGGTGGTAACCATTCTGTTTGTGGTTTAAATAGTGGTATCTGCATTATAATCCCTTTCGATAATCATTTCTATAAAGTGAATTGCTTTTAATAAATCTTCTTTTTTTCCTTTGTGAGGATGTCTACAAATATATTTTATTGCACACCCTTCTGGAAATAACATTTTGTTTTCTATTACAAATTTACTAGGCTGAATCTTAAATCCTTGATAGTGAGATCCTGCAATCTGCTTGTCGTATGCACTCATAGTATATACCCCTTCTCATATTTTTTTGGTTCAACAATATGTAAGTTTTCTTTTGTACGTGTTGCACCTACATAAAATAATCTGTTCTCATCATCTGGATTTCTTTCATAACCCTTCATAGTATTCTGTGTTAAGTCTGTCATTAATACAACGTTAGTTGCTTCACCACCTTTAGCTGCGTGAATAGTTGACAATTCTATTCTAGGTTTTTCGTTTAGCTTTTCTCCATTCTTTCTCATTTTACGTAAATAGTTTACTCTAGTTTGTCCTGCATTGTCAAATGCTTCATACCAAGTTGTTTTAATTTGTAGACCATAATCATTTACCAGTTGATCTATGTTATAAAAAGATCCTTTGGTCATACCTTTAATTTTTTTCTTTTGCCAATGTTTATCACTTATGTATTTAGACATGCTTTCTACCTGTTTATAAGATAGTGGTTGTCCTTTTAAACAACTTTCCCATGCCATTGCACACTCATGTAAATCTTGTTCATCATTTCTTTTGTATCTATTTTTATAATATAAACCTTGTCGATATAAAGACTCTTCTATGTCATTTAACATATGTCTAGTTCTACTTAGAACTAACCAGTCTCCTGTTCTCATATCAATACTATCAACATCAAAATGCCTGTGCAAAGTTCCTTCGTTTGTTTTAGGTTGCCAAGTTTTAGGTATTCTATTTGTAATTTTATTTATAATGTTCATAGCTAAGTTGTGCACCCTAGCCGGTATACGATAAGATTGTGTTAACGGAAGATATGTTCCTGTTAAATTTATAAATGAATCTACATCAGCTCCGGCCCATCTAAATATAGCTTGGTCATCATCACCAGCAATAAAAGCATTCTTTGTTTTATTCCATATAGTTTTTGCCATGTCCCATTGCATCAAAGATAGATCCTGTGCTTCGTCTATAAACACTACATCAAACTTTGGTGATAAATCAGACTTTACAAAATCTAATATCATGTCGTTAAAATCTATTAAGTTATATTCTTTTTTGTATCTTATTAATTCATTAGCTATAATTCTAAGTTGATCTCTCTCTAAATCCTGCGTGTGTTCTGCTAAATCAAACTGTTGCTCGGGTGTAATGTTACGTAGTTGTGCCAGCTGTATAATTCTTAAATACTCACTGTCTGATGTAAAAATACCACCCTGGTCTTCTTGATAGTCAGCGTATGTTACAGGAAAACCTAACTTCTTGCCTAGATCTTTGTAGTGTCTAGGCTGCATAACATTATCTTTTTTTAATCCTAACTTTCTAAATGCTAGCGAGTGTAATGTTCTAAAATATGGTAAGTCATCTTCTGTTAAATTAAACTGTTTAATTGCACGATCTCTTGCTTCGTGCGCAGCTTTCTGTGTAAATGCAAAGTAACCTATTTTATCGGGATCTGTATTTTTTAAATAAGAATTTACTTTACCTAACAATGTTGTAGTCTTACCTGTACCTGGTGGTCCTAATACAATTGTTCTCAAAATATATCCTTTGGTTTTAATTCTTTTTGATTGTACTCATCAGTTTTTTTATCAAATTGTTTTACTTGGAATACAGATATTCTTTCTTTACCTATACGTTTGTCATCACAACTGCAGGCTTCTTTTAACATTTGTGCTGTACGTTGATAATTTATGTCCCAACGTTTTCTAATTAAAAATTGATTGTAGAATCTATCAAACACAAAATGGTGATTGCCTTCGCTAGTCCACACACCACCTTTTTTAAGATCGTTCTTGTCTGTTGATACTTGTCTGTTTAAACAATACTCTTCTAAATGGTTTTGTAATTGGTCTTGTGTAGTCACACCTTCTGGTGCTTCCACAGGTTCGTGGTTCTTCATTAATGGGTTTATAATCATGTCCCAGTCTTTTGGTTTCACTGTTGGTGGTTTAAAATCTAATTGTTCCATACATGCTTCTTGGAATAAACTTTGTTGTTTTAAAAATTTTACATTTTCTAGATGTAATCTTTCTCCATCAACGTTAAGATAATAATAAGGTTTTTCTAATTTAACTTTTTGTAAATCAGACAGTAATGGAAATACAATCTCTTCACCAATTCCATACTTCCTAGTTCTACATAATTTTTTATCGCACAAGTTACACATAGGAACATCATTACATTTATAACCCCAATCTTTTTTATCGTGTTGTCTTTTAATAATATCTACTTCTGATTCACTAAGAGGTGAAGTTGATGCAGCAATGTTAAACATAGTAAGTCTACTTTTCCATTCTGCCGGCCATTTTTGTTTTGCATATACTGCATAATGAAATAAGGAATTATTACGACCACCTTCTGGTATTTTATTTATTGCCATAAGTTCTATGCATGGTGGTGCATCATCAAAGTCTGACTTAGGTCTTTCTATTTTAATTTTTGTTATATCTTTTTGTTTTACATAATCATACAGCTCATAAAACTCTTCTAGTGTTGCTGCTTCTCCATCACCTTTAAAAGCATATCGTGTTGTTTGATCACCACTAAAATATGGTAAGTTTAAAAAGTTACCTGTATCGTCTGCTGATTTTAATTGAATTTGTTTTGGAAAAACTTCTGATCCACCGTATCCTAATAATGTTTTTATTTCTGTTAACTTATCTCTCATGCTTTCTGCAGTTACGGGTTGTTCAGTAAATAAAAATACATGAGCACCACCGCTTTTTGACCTACAAACTATAAGCGGTAATTTAAATTGTTTTATCTTGTCTATTAATTTTTTGTGATCAAATCCTGCGTATGAGTCTATGTCTACACAACCCCATATACATTGATTGTCTTCGTTAATTGGTATGATACCTAAACTTTGTGTACCCTTTAAATGCATTTGCCATAGGTCCGTGGTCACTGGTTGACGTACAACAAATGATTGACCTTTTAATTTGACACCATTCTCAACAGGTGCACTTACTTTAGTACAACCATGAGCACGTTCCAATCCCTTAAATATTTTTTCAAACATAAATTTTAATAGGCGTTTCCACTCTCGCTTCCACGCCTACTCCCAGGATTTTATTTAGTATGGTGAATCTGTTTTTGATTCGTCTGATCCGTGTTTAACTTGCACATCGTCTTTGGCAAGTCTTTCAGAAAATGTTTTGGCCATGTCATAGGCTGCTGCATCTTCTACTGGACCAACTTTAGAATAACCCCATCCAATCCAATTTCCTTTGTCGTTAGACATTTTAACAGTTTTTAGATTGTAAATGTGGCTATATGTTGGTGGAGTGAATAAACCTTTTTCTCCTTGTAGCTTTATTCCCATCATTGTCGTTAACCATTTTCTACTAACTACTAACTGTGTAGATTTCATAG